TATTGTTATAGACTCGCAAACGTCCCTTCAAGCTGACGAAAGCCCACCATAGCTCGAAAAGTTGAAGGAAGTTGACAACTGCCACTTCCAAAAATATGAAATCCCCCCTGCTCGATATCTCTTACTATGACCAACACATTGCTACTTTTTCTGATGATTGGACACTTGTCCCTTTCACCGGAAAGTTTGCCCCTTTGGGGCACTCCAACAACAGTTACACTCGCTTTAGTGCGTTTACCCAGCAGAAGAAATCTTGGGCGTTTGGCGCGCTCAACGTCGAAGCTTCTGACGACGACGGCGATTCTTTCGCCCCACCCGTCCTCGATAAGCCTCGCGAGAACCACGCCAAACTTCGCGTTCGCAAAGAACCCGACTACTACGGCCCTTCGGATGTCATCCATAAGGTCAGGAAGACGTGGCGCGAGGTTCGCGAAGAACTCCCTTTCGATCCGGAGATCTACGCTAAGTATCGCGTTGCCATCTTCGCTCGCTCGAACCGCTCCCGCACGCGCTTCAACACGTGGTCTCCCGGTGACAAGAACTCTCCCAACAACATGGAGCGTTATTTGTCCAAGCACCGCCCCGTGGACAAGAAGAAGAAGAGTAAGCCTCGGCACAAGAACACCGTTCATGAACCGCAGGTTGATTTCGCATCTCGTATCCCCGTCTCGATTTCCCAGATGGCTGACACGTTTTCGAACTTCAACACGATCAAGCGCGAACATTTCTTTGTCTTGTTCCAGTGCTATTATTTGGCGCGTAACATTTCCACGTCTCACTCAGAGTGGGACGTGGCTATGCACGCCGCCAATTTCTTCCAGCACTACCCCGGCACTTTCAACAGTGACGCGCTCGCCGCCATGTGCGTGGCGGCTTACTCCGTTTTGCCGAAGTTTCCTAACTGCGCTGCCAAGAAGTCCGGAACGCTTACCACCTTCCTCGCTGCTGGTGGGAACAACGACAACAGCACACACGAACCTCAAGTGGACAGCGTCGTCCTGGATTGGTTGTCCTCTGCTTGGAACACTCATGGCCCCACGCGCAGCACTATGCTGTGCGCTTTGGCCGCGTTTATTCTTTGCGTGTACTTCAAACAGACTTCTTCATTGCCTCTGGATTTTCCTGAGGTCACGTCACGCCTCCAATCCGTCTTCGTCGATTTGACGGATTATGCTTCGTGGTGGGAATTTTTCCGTGCTGCACAAGGTTACGTCGTGGACGCCTACGCCAGCTGGCGGAGTGGCACTCTCATTCCCTTTCTCACGTCTGGGGATTACGGTGCATTCCGCAAGCGCGTTGCCGTCCTTCGCATCCAAAACGAGACTCTCGGTTCTATGGAGTCGCGCGAACGTATCCTTTACTCCGCCGAACTGTACAACCTGAAGACTTTGGGCGATCAGATCAAGAAGCGTTTGAGCCTCACCTCAGCCGCCACGAAAGTCACCACCCTGTTCAAATGGATGCCTACTTTCACTGGCGAGGGCGCCCTGTGCCGCGACATCGAAACTCTTTTGTCACTACAACTGGCTTTTGAGGCGGAGTTGCGCAGTGCCCGAAACCGGCGCGCCCCGCTCGGTGTCCTCATCACCGGCAGTTCCTCCATCGGTAAGTCTGCCGTGTCCGATTATCTCATCAGGTACTTCGGGGCTCTGCATGACCTGCCGCAAGGCAGTGAGTACCGTTTTACCATGAACGGTTCCAGTACCAATGAGTTCATGTCCGGGTATAACCTCTCTAAATGGGCGGTCGCCATGGACGACATCGGAGCCATCAAGTCGAAGTTTCAACCCGACGGTGACCCCATGTGCAAGCTGCTCATTGACGCCATCAACAACGTCCCCTACATCACTAACCAAGCTGATTTGGGTTCGAAGGGAACCGTCCCGTTCATGGCCGAGCTCGTAATTGTCACTTCCAACGTCAAAGATTTCGGAGCGCCGCTGCTTTTCAACACTCCTGAAGCCGTTCTACGGCGACTGGAGTACGTGATCACTCCTATGGTCGTTCCCGAATATTCGAAGGATGGTGCGTTGGATCGCTCACGCGCCGCTGCGTACACGACTGCCAACCCCAAAGCTTTCCCACCATTTTGGACTTTCAAGGTCGAGCTGGTACACACGAAACCTATTCCGCGTGATACTATGGGCCGCCCTGCTGGGCTCGCCAAAGCTTACGCGTATGACGAAGTGTCCGGACCTGATGGTTTTACTGGTGCAGAACTCCTGGCTCACTTCAAGGAGTATTCTGTCAGACATAGTGACCAACAAGATGTCGTGAACAGGGGCAAACCTGATATCCACATTTGTCCCCATGGCCTGCCTTCTTGCGTCACGTGTGAGGAGTGCGATCCCGATGTCAATGACCCGCAAAGCGACGAACTTCCCGATGGTGCCCCGATATGGGACGCCGTTGTGACTCCGGTTGCCGGTTATTTCAACGCTTTCAATTCGTGGCTCCTTGCACTGAACACACTTTTCATGGGGCTTTTCTGCCTGACCTTCTTTCTTCGCTTTCGCATTTACGAGTATTTCGAGCGCCAGCGCGCCGAAACGTTTATGCGGCGTTGGACGACGATCAATGCTGAGACGAAGAGGAAGGTTGAGTTGGCGAGCGCTTCCCTCGTCCTTGGGATTGGCGCTTTGCAACTGTACTACTATGTCACCAAGCCTGTGGACGTCACACACGCTGATGATGGTATTCCGACTACATCTGGGTGCGAGAGTTTCGCTCCCTGGGACGCAGGTTTCTCTGCCGCGCCGACCATTCGGAGCGGTTTTCCTAACGCTGCGTCTTCCGCCACCGGTGCTTCTCATAGCGCCGTACTCGACAAGAAGTTGGAGGAAGCGCTCAAACGCGTCATCATCATCAAAGACGTTGATGCATCTCCGGCGACGAACCCGTGCCATTGTCATGGCCTTATGGTTGGAGACAAGGTGCTGCTGATCAACACGCATTCACTAACCAACGGAGCGCCTTGTGGCGCAAAGATGCGCGTGACGATCTCCGGTACGCCGAGCCAGCATCCTGGACACGCTGGTTCGACCAATGCCATCACCGGTTTGGTTCCCCTTCGCAACAGGTACGAGATCCCCGGGACGCCATACACGTTACTGTATTTGCCGTTCAGCAGCTTGTACAAGAACATCATCCCGTTTTTCTTGTTGGCGGACGCTCAGCCTGGGCACGCCGCCGAGCATTGGCGGTGGATCGACCGCACTGTTGACAACACGTCTGTCATCAACCGCGCTTTCAGCAGGGGCACTCGCCCTTCTGAGTGGCGGTCACTTCCTCCACACAACGAGCGGTACGACAGCTGGGCAGCCACTGGCAGTGACGATGCCATAGAACCTTTTGTCAAGGGTCACAGTGGTTCCCTCTGGTTATCTCGCCAACCTAGTGGCGTCCGTGGAATCATCGGTCTCCATGAGGGCGTTAGCACCACCATGACCGCACACGGGAAAATCGTTTACAGCCAAACGATCCCTCTTCCTCAACACGTTTTGCGTGACGGCCTGGCCGAGATCATCGCGCGGAGTGTGGCTTGTCCCACTTTGTCCGAACCGCAGAACGCTGAACTCGCGATCGCAATGACCAACGAAGCTGCTGACGACCCGTTTTTGGGCCCACAGCACGAGTCGGCTCCCGTACATCACAAGTTTGCCGGGAATTTTCTCCACCTGAATGATGGGGTTGATTTGGCCACTGAACCGTTTCAATATGACTTGTTGTACGGCTCTCTTGGTCACCGCGCGAAGTTCACCACTTCCTTTCAGGACTCCCTCATGCGCCTATATTGGGAGGCGTTGGGGTATACGACCGAGAAAGTTCCGCCCGTACTTGAACGTGGCAAGAAATGGTTACCTGAACAGATTTATTTCAAAGCAGCCACCATGAACCGGAGCAGCTTGCTTGACCCTGACGATTTGCGCGATTGTGCCAATTCGTTTATTCAACATGTTTTCGACAAGTTACCATTTGACGAAATGCAATACCTTCAACCCTACAACCGCGAAGTCGCGATTAATGGGCAAGAAGGGATTCGCTACGTCGACCCCCTCAACATGAGTTCTGGAACCGGTCACGGTTACAAAGGCACTAAGAGGGGTTTGTTCAACCCTGTCACCGACAACGCTATCGCCGCGCTGAAACTTTTTCACGCGCGGGTGGATTACATCGAACAAGAGTGGGCGGCCGGCCGTCTTGTGTCACCTGTGTACACGTCGTGTCTGAAGGACGAGCCCATCAGCTTGGCGAAACAGCGTTTAGGGAAGATCCGCGTCTTTTCAATGAGCCCTGTCGATGCAACCGTCGCTGCACGCCAATTCCTGCTCTCCTATTGTCGCGTGGCCCAACGTAACCCTTTCGTCTTTGAACAAGCTGTCGGGATGAACTGCCACTCGAGCGGTTGGGGGAACATCGCTCGGTACTTGCATGCCATGGGTGGTGACAACCGCCAAGCAGCTGGTGATTATGCACAATTCGACTGTGCTTTGCAGGCCGCACTTTTGGATGAAGTGCGTCGCTATTTTCTGTGCCTGTTCTCGCTGTCCGGGAATTACGGCCCAAAAGCACTGAAATCTGCAGCTTGCGCAATTGCGGACATCATCAACCCGACGTGCGATTTCTTCGGAACTTTTGTCGGTCTCCACGGTTTGAACCCGACAGGAAACATGCTCACTGTACATGTGAACGGTATCGGGAATAGCTTACTACTACGCCTCGTGTTCGTTCTCATCAGCAAGAGACAGACCGTACCGATTCCGGTGAGTGAGTTCCGTAACCACGTGTCTCCCATCACGTATGGTGATGATCACGTGCTCGGCGTTGCCGAGACGGTCCCTTGGTTTCACCAAAACTCCATCGCTACGGGGTTTGCCACCTTGAACATCGGCTACACGGACGCTCACAAGAGGACTATTGATGAAGGTTTTCCCGATTACGAGGCATGGGACGACATCACCTTCCTCAAGCGCAGGTTCATTTGGTCCGAAGAGTTGGGCGAATATCTCGCGCCATTGGACACTTCTGTCTTTGGCAAGATGTTGTGTCTCGCTCGCATCAAGAACGTAAACGAACACGATTCTGCGGCCGCGTCGTTGTTAGCTTTCGTTTACGAACAGTTCCACCATGGACGAGAGGCTTATGATGAAGCTTGTTGCCAGGCCGTTGCCTGCACTGCTAAGTTTGGCTTGCCCGTCCACGAATATCCGGTGTACGATGCGCGAATGACCCGTTTTCATACGACTTCCGCAACTCTACACCCTTACACTGAGGCTGAGTTTCTTACGTTTCTCAACCCAGGCACCAAGATCCCGCCCGTTGGTAACTTTCAATTTGCAAATGAAGGTTACACTGACGACGACTCTCAGTGCGAATAGCTGGTCGGCTTCCCGACCAGGGGTGACGTACCCCGCGTGAGCGAAAACACGTCACTGCTGTACGTTATACGACGTGAATATAGTTCTATTTCACGGACGTTTCGTGCAGCAGCTTACTGGCCTTAGTTGGCCGACTTTAGAACGAACAGTCGTCTCGCTTAATAAGTGTAGGCGGGCGACTCAACCCCACTTGCTACAACAAAC